CTTTGGGGTCAAGTGTTTTGTTATAGATTCTGACCTTTACCTCTTGAATGTCATCAACCATTATACCCTTGGTGGTTCGGCCTGTTGTGGTTTGTCGTTAAGTTTTTTTAACCTGTAATCAACCCATATAGCGATGGCTTTGTCAACTTTGCTTCCTTTTTTCTTTGCCAAGTCGGTGATGAAGTCAATATCTTCTTTTGGAAGTGTTCGGAGAAGTATGGCCAAATTGGCGTATGTGTCACTAACACCTTCGTTGACGGCACCTTCCTTGTGGGACTTCATCCCCCTTCCTTTCATCCAATGAGACAACGCCCACGGATTCTCAACTTCTCCTGATTTCTTCATGGCTTTGACGGTGCCCTCCCAACCTTTCGGGGCAACTTCTTTTACACTCACAGGAGCATCATACATTTTCAAAATCTCTTCGGCGGTCTTTGTGATTTTTCTGAACGCGGCTTGGGTTTGCCAAGGTTGGGCACCCGAAATCGTTCGCTCAGCACTCCTTGATGTATCAGCGATGTTTTTAATGAGTTTAACTTCGAGCTGTTCAGGGTATTCTTTCAACACCGACTGGACGGATTCTTTGATAATTGAACGGAGTTTGTCTTTCGATGTCATACCTTTTGCCTCATATAATGGTTTTACTATTTCTTCGAGTTGAATATCCAATTTGATTTTCCCACCCATTGCTCGTTCCAACCGTTTGACAAAAGCTTTGCCTGCCTCCACAGTTGGTATTGGAAGTTTTCGTTCTGGGTTAAACTCTCCCGGTGTTTTGGGAAATTCTGCCCAATATCTCAAAAGATATGGTGTATTGGCTAAACCCATTGTTTCCCGTTGAATGACGGCTTGACCAACATATGTTGACTCTTTTATTGGGGTGTTTAACGGATTCCATTTGTGACCACATTTTTCACATTGATGAACCTCTGGGTTGCTCGGATTCAAAACTTTTCCCTTGCCGGGTTTGATGAAGTTTTTACACTTGGGACATTCCTCGCCTTTGTAATCATCCAGCCATTTATCGTAGTCAGCAGATTCTTGTTGCCATCCAGTCCACATTTCTCCAATGAGGCTTTTGACCATCTGTTTGAATTCGGGAAGGGTTATGGTTTCCTCTCCCATGTATGAAAACCGTTTTATATCATCTTGGATTTCTTTGATTTTTTCTTGGGTTTTCGGATTCTTCAACCATTCCTCGTAGGCCCAACTGCCTTTGAATGTTTCAAACGGAACAGAAGCCACCGTTTTTCCTTCAAGCGATTCATAGTAAGCCATTGCCTCAACATTCTTTTCCCGTTTGGCTTTTTGCCGTGCCATTCTGATTTGGTCGTAATAGGCTGGTTTAACTTTATCTGCTTCCATAATTCCCTCTCCGCCTTCTTCTCTCACCATTTCCCTAGCCGTTTCCGCTGCGATTCTTACGGCTCCCGTAACATCACCGGCGCCAAGTGCTTCCTCAATTCCATCCAACCCATTTGCGAAGGTTGCGGTATCTGGTAGGTCTGCGGAGGTTAGTCCCATCAAACTATTGGCTAGTATCGTATCTACCAACTTGATAGCGGTTGGCCGTAACCCCAGTTCCGTCATCATCTTTTCGATGCGTTGAATTGTTGCTGGTCTCAGCACTTCGTTTATTGAAGACTTTTCTGTGTTACCGTGTTTCTTCAAATCTTTGTCGCTCTGGAACTTGATTCTCCAACGTTCACCCTTGATATGCTTGGGGTCTTTGGCCATATCCTTGTCAGACACGTAGCCATAGCCTTCTTTATATCCAATTGGAACTTCGGATTTAGAATCCCCATCACGAATGAAAGCTTGAATACCCCCCTCATAGTTTTGTTGAACGCCACGAAGAACTTCTTCATCGGATAATTCATCAATATCATGTTCGTCGGTAATATCTTTCCACTGGCAATCTTTGGCCCAGTCTCGCATTTGTTGTATCAGTTCTGCATTTTCCGTAGCAAAACGAACGACGGAACCGGGAGCCCCTTGAGCAATGACCTGTTGGCCTGTGGAAGTTTTAGTGTAGTTTACTTCATTGGCGCATCCTTCTTTGTAATCCGCTGGTTGTGGTCTGACTCCACCAAATCGTTTCCAATCAAACTCTGGACTTGTCGGGTCAGACGCATCTCTTGTTTCGTCATCATAGAAATCGTTTTTCAATTTCTGTGCAGATTTTCGGTCAAGGTAGATTGACCCTTGATGTTTAAGTCCAAACCCCCCAATTTCTTTGCTGCTTCTCGGGCGAACTTCAATCATCCGCATTGTTCGTGAACCAAGCAGCATATTAACTGCGTACTCCATTGCATTTTTTTCCCCTTTGTGTGGTCCGCCATGACCACCATTGTCATAATACAACTCGTAACTATTGTCCAATTGGTCATGATATTGTGTCTTACCACAAGTCTGGCAACTTATCTGTCCGTCATACCTAAGAGGTTTGTGACAGAACTTACAAATAGGTTTATCTTTTGCTTCCTCAAACGTTCCGAAATCGTCGCTCGTATAAACATCCACACTTTGAGCACCCCCAATAGGTTCTGGAGTTGCCGTGTCGGGGTTTTGGTAATAGAAAACGCCGGTGTCTTTGTTCTTGTATGCCATCACGGATTTGCCGGCCAGTCTTCCTGTTTTGACATAAACGGTGTATGGGCCCTCCATCTTTTTGTCGCTGAACATGGAGGAAATCTCTTTTAACTTTGACTTGACTCCGGGTTGTGGTTCGTGTTTGATATCCCATGAATGTTCCGCCGTTGCTCCACAATTCATACAATGGTATCCCTTTTTACCCCATGTGATGTCGTGAGCAGAGCAGGGTCGAGAAAGTCCCGTTTCTGCCAACATTTCCTTGGTGAGTTCTTCAATCATAGACCGCAGTTCGTTTACTTTAATATTCATACATATTGCCTTAATTTAGAGATGGTATCCACAGCGGTTCTATGGAAAATCGCTATGCCGCCTTTTCTTGTCCACTCTTGGATAACTTCTTCCGTATCATCTATAATTATGAAAGCGGGGTCAGTACAATACTTCTTTTTCTGATGTTTATTCTGTACCATGATTATGTCATCATCCCTTAGAGATGGGATGTTTCTATGAATCCACATCCGTTTTCCTTGACTTGTTTGCTTGTCAACCAAATCCGATTTGCCCAAAGCGGTGAGTATTTTTACTTGAAGAAAGTTCTTGATGACGAACTGCCACAAATCTTTGCCACCGACCATCCAGTTCAATTCAGAGAAAAACTTCGATTTACCATGAGCATCAACAGCCGCCCACATTTCCGAATCTTTGAGTTGGTCAATGGGAATTCCGGTTAGTTCTTGTACTCCACGGGAGAAGTCAACGAGCACACCATCCATATCAACAAAAACATTTCTCTTGTGTTCTTGGTTGACTTGTGTATCCTGAGTGTCTGAGTTTTGATTTTCCATAAATATAAATATAAGGTCGGAGTTAAAAGAACTTGACAGAGGTGTTTTTTCAGTGTAGTACTTGTACTGCTTACTATGTGCTGAATTGCTTAAAAAAGTACAAAGCTAAAAGCCAAGGACAAAGCTTAAAAGTATAGGACAAAGTACGGAGTACAGTCCCTCAATATGTGAATTCGCTAACAATAGAATACTTTTTTCCGAGTGCCATTAAGGCAATTTCCACTTCTTTCAAACATTCGTTTATAGAACCACCCGTCAAAGCAATGTTGTTGTATCGGGTCAAAAAATCCATCAAATCGGGAATGTGAACACAGTCCGAAGACACTTTCAGAAGGTCATAGATTTCTTTTTTATCAGTCCTTCGATATTCACGGAGATATCTTGTCCAAGCATTTCTATCCATTTCTCTTGAATCTCTGATATCATTCCGATACATAAAACGGATGAAGTTTGCAATTACATTTTTATCCAAATAATTATCCATACAATATCTAAAAAAGGCATACCCCTTGTCATAAAACCGAGAACCATCAAGCACTCGTTCTTCAACTCCGTTGGACATTAACCAATCACGATATTCATATTCGGAACTCATACCTAAAGTTTCTTCTCCGTTATACAAGAATATCAAATTCCTCAAGTCGTCGTAATTTTCATTCAGAAATGTAGCATACGAATCCATTGAAAACCCCCAATAGGTAGCATATTCAGGTTGAACATCAACACTTATGAGTGTTTTTCCAAACACCTCAGTTGTTTCTGTTAGGTTTTGTTTCATCAATGCCATTTCCCCCAAAATTCTTTGAAAGTTGGAATGGTTCCAGCAGAGTACTTTGTTAACTTATGTCCTTCTGGCCAATAAACCATTTCAGAACTGTCCGGCTCCATTCTGTAAACCCTCAATTCCTTTGCAGGTAATACATCTCTCACTACGGCACCATACTTTCCCCGTGAATACGAATCGGCATAATCTCTGTCAAAAGATACGAAATCGCCAGCCTTGATTTTGTGTAACGGTGAATTTGTTCCTCTGAAAACTTTAACCCGATTGGGGAAATTGGGCGTTTTGTAACCTGAATACTGTTGGACAAAAATCTCTTCGGTTTTATTCTCGTTGGGTTGCCTCAAATCTGAAAGTTTGGGGAGTTTTTCAACCGTATCAATGTTGTAGAATGTCTCTCCCATTGCGTGTCTATACATTCGTTCAAATACTTTTTCGGCTTCGGCATCGTTAATTCGTCCGCCTTTATATCCCCAACCAGAAAGATGTGATTTGAGCAAGGATTGTTTGGCGCCTTCATATGTTTTATCTTTGACGATGGATTTCAGAATAAAAAGCGGGTCTTCCTTTGGTATTTTCTTAGCCATCCTCTCATATCGTTTCTCTTCAAGTTTTTCAAGCATCGGCTCTACATCCTTGTAAAAAAATGTGTAAATGGCCTCATCGTCTCCGGGGTATAGTTTTTCAGCCAATCTCATTCTTAGGTCTTGGAGATATTTTTCGTTGTCCATCCAAAGGGAAAATTGATAAGAACTGAACCGGTCTTTTTTGGGCATAATACGCCATACATGATAAATGAAGAGTTTAGCCGCTTCAGCGTGCTCTTTTTCCGTGGCTCCGTTCAAGATGGATTTTAACAATATCATTTTCTTATTTGTTTCAACACCTTTATTTTGGAATCGCCACGAAGCTTGGCAGCGCTCAAACGGTGCCCGCCATCAATTATCCAACCAAACGAATTAAGAACAACTGGCGGGAATGGTTTATCAGAACGAGCAAGTTGCTCAACCTTATCATCGTCTATCACATATTCGCTTTCTTCAATATCTTTTGGATTCATTTCGAGACACTGAAAAACACCATAAATCCGGTCGTCATCCTCAAACCCCGGATGTTGAGACATAACATAGTGAAACACAGCATCACTGTCATATTTCTCTCCAACATAGAATTCGTTTCCAGAAGCTTCATCTTCCGGAGTGTATTTTTCGTTCAAGGCTTTAACCAATCTCTTTGACTCAATTTGTTCTCTTGGGTTGATGATAACAACAGAAATATTGTTTCCTCTATGAAGACCTGTCGGGTATTCAATCCTGTTGGAATAAGCATAGGAATTGTATCTGGAGTTATCAGGGTCAACCTGTGGGTCTTCGTCATACATAAAAGGGGATATTTCCCCAAGATTAACCACCAACTCATACAGATAGAACTTCTTGTTTCCGTAACTTTTTTTCATGTTTTGAATCAACGCCAGAGATTGTTGGAGAGAACCTACATGAAGTGGAGTATCCAACGGAGTAAAGTTAGCATCTTCGGAAGCGTGGTAACAAGTGATGGTCTTTGCACGTCTCAACTCTTGGAATGTTGTCAACGGATTGAGTTTCATACCTTCACAAATCAATGTCATCAGTTTAATCATATGGTGTAGGATTTTAACTGTTGTTGAATGTGTTTCTTCGCTTGTTTAACCGCTTCTGACTTCGCATCCATGCCGAAGAGGTTTTCGATGTTTTCTTCCGAATCAACACGCCATGTTGTTTTCAACGGCGTTCCCTCAAACATTGTCTGTTTAACGATGGTTGAAATAGGGCGAATTCCACGGCAATCTATACCCAAGGACTTGTTTTTTGGGTGGATAACAAACACATGACCCGGAACTTCAAATGTGTCACCCTCGTTTCCATCTTCATCCTTGTAAACCCCAACAACAACACCGAGTTTATAGTTGAACAACTGCTTCATGGCAATAGCAAACTCAAAGCAATATCCCGAATCAAATAGAGATTCCAGAATGAGTTTGAGTTTAATCATACCAATAAATATGTGTCTTGTCAAGCAAAAGGCCCCCAACTTTCATTGGAGGCCTTTCTGTTTGGTTGTTCGCTGTTAAGTTTACGCTGTTGGGAAACTTGCTCCCGTTGAGAGGATGTTGAAGTCAAGAATGATGAACTCTGCTGTCTTCGTTGGCTTCAAGTAAATCTGACCATACAGGATGTTACGGTCAACAATGTCAGGTGTATTATTACTTTCATCCATCCTTACAAAGAAGGCGTATAGGCCGGCTCTCTGTTGAACGGATTCAAGATATGGATTGACGATGCTCAAGAACTTATTGCGTGTAGATGCCACATTCTGTTCAAACACCAAGTATTTCGCGGTTGAGGCGAAGTATTTCTTGATGTTAATCAACAGACGACGAACATTAACACGGTCAAGGGCTGACGATTCGTTTTGGAGAGTCTTCTGACCCCAAACAACTATTCCAGAGTTCGGGAACGATGCGATAGGGTTGACTTTTCCTTCATACAGAGTATCACGCTCTTCATGAGTTGTTCTGTCGGTGACTTGAACGGCGATTGGAATTCCACCACGGTTCAAACCGGCTGGAGCAAACCACTCAGCGGCTACTCTGTCGTTAGCGGCGTAAACCGATGGAAGAACCACCGATGGAGGCACAGTGACAATCTTGTTGTTGTAAGTATCAAGAATCTTAATCCAAGGATAGTAGGTCGCGGCGTAGTTGGTATCGAATTGAGCAGCATAAGCCACCACTTCATCGATTTGACCACTCGTTGGGTTGCCGTCATCGGAATACATATCCATGACATAGAAGCAGTCACCACGGGCTTCACACATATCAACAACCAAGTTGGTGATGTAAGGGTGATGTTGGTGGAGAATGCCCGGCACAACAATCAAGTTGATGTCGAATTCATCAGAGTTACCAAGAGCGGTAATACACTGATTGTAAGCGATTGAACCAGCCGCGTTAACATTCGTGCAATCCAATCCTTGGGTATTGCCCGGAATGATGTCGCCGCCAAGATTGATGGCGATGGCTGGTGATTGACCGTCAAATCCACTTTGGAAGCCAAGAACAAACTTACGCATCTTGACATAGGTGGATTCGTTTACGGCGTCATAGACAGCCGGCACAATGTTGTTATCATCAATGTATGAACCTGTTCCAACACCATTGGTTCGGTAATCCACATCCAAAGCAAATGTCGTATTACGACCAATGCTGGTGTAGGCTCCGAATTCTGGCAATGGAGCGAAGTATTGTTTGTTGTCGTCTGCTGCTCCAACACCCGTTGAAGAAGTAGGATACAATGCCAACAGTTCGGCATCCGCACCCACTGGGGCATCATCAAACGAGATACCTGATGGATACTTGCCCGGATTCAATCCATAGACCGACGCCTTGGTGTATTTCATTGTTGGCGTCCAATATCCAGCAGCGCTGTTGATTGGAGTGGCATAGGCTTCAAATCCGTATGGAACGGCGGTTACTGGTCCAGCCGAGTCGTTCATTTCAATACGGACCTTCTTGCTGTTATTCGTGAATGTTCCGAATTCGATTATCTTACCAACATAGTTGATGTAATTGTATCTGTCACCAATTCTACGAGCAACATAGTTCGAAGAGTCTGGGTCAAAGTTCAAGTTGTTGAACTGTTCCAAAATGACCGGTTTCTTATCCGTGTCACTGTATTCACGAACTGTTAATGTGAATGAACCCCAATCACTTCCAGCGACTGTTCCTGCCAATCTTACACTGGAGATTTCAATCTTGACATCGGTGTTGGTGTCTGTTCCATCTGATAGTGTATGAACACGGAACAAACGGAATCTTGTTGCGGTTGAACCACTCTGCCAAGGAGCAATCTGTTGAGAGACAATCCAAGGTGTTGTGGCATTTGTAATGGAGTAAGCGCTGTCTCCATTTGTCAAATCTCGGGAATAATCATCCGTGAAGTTCAACGGTTCACCAGCAAACGAACCGCTTGGCAATGGAACGCCCCAAATCTTCCAGTGGGTTTTGCTAGCAACCACTTCGGCAATGGCGTTTTCGAACACTTTGTAGAGATAGGCTGCCTCAATCTTCTGACCAGTTACTTCCTTGGCTGGGTCTCCCGCTTTCGGGTCATGTCCGAATACATTCGTAATGTATTCCGTTGTTCCAGAATCCAATGAGAACTGATAAACACCATAAGGTGTGGAACTATTTGTGCTCTTCAAGGTCAATCCGAAACTAACCGGCACAGTATTTGCTGCCGTTGTATTCCAAGCGAAACTTGAAGTTTGCATCGTTGAACCGTTAAAGCCCGGAGCAACCAAATCACTGGCACCACCTTTTTGTGTATCGGCTAGAATGGCCAACAGGCGAGCATCACTTGAACCCGAATACCATTGATTGGCACATGGGTCGAACCAAGGATTTCCGGCTTCGGTGAATGTTCCCTTGTAAGGTCCAAACGCTCCGGATACCACACCTTTAAGGTTCAAAGATGGAGTTCCACAAGAACCTGTCGTGGTATAAATGGAAGCGGAAATTAGGGTTAACGATGTTTCTCCACCCAACCCAACTGTGAATAGGACTGGTTCGTTTAGTTGAAGAGAAGCACTAAATGCGGCGGCTACCATTGAAGCAGACAAACCACTTCCGAGATAGTAATATGGGCCTGCTGTATATGCACTGGCACTTAAAACAGTACCACTAGCAGACAC